AATGCCACGCGTGATGGTGTACGAGCAACTTTCAAAATGGGGAAGCACGACAATACATCTGGGAAATCAAAGTCAAAGCTTGATATATATTTGTCAGATGAACACTATAACGATGAAGTAGACATCATGACACTCCAAAGTGAGGGGCGTGTGGGTATTGGTACGACACAACCCAATGCACACTTGGAGGTGTATTCCACGGGTACGGCAAATCCTACTACAAACGGTATTCTTGTACACAATCACGAAGCTCCATCTGGTGATGCTATAATTGCGATGCAAACTGATATAAATGAGGGGAATGCATTTACATCTTATATTCAAACCGATGGAGATATAGATCCTTCAGGTTGGGCGGTTGGTGTATCTGGATCCAATGATTTTAGAATTACACAAAACCCAAATAAAGTATATGACACTGGAGCCATAGGTGTATTTATTGATGGTACATCCCGTAATGTTGGTCTGGGTACAGACGCTCCACGAGGTAAATTAGAAGTCAATGGTAATGTTGTGGTTGGACAACAACTCTCGTTCGGAGGTCTCACAGGTGATGAATTTGGTAATACCCATATTATCGAGCGTGCATATAACCTTGATTTTTCAAGAACAGAATTGCTTATTTTCAAGGGTAATGAAGCCTCGTCGGTTGACGAAGGTCCTGATAGAATTAGACACATAGCGGGTGAACATGTGTTCCAAACATACACATCTTCGGGTGATAACTTTTATGATATTTTAGACGATATGGATGGTCAAACAAACAAACCACTCGTTGTTTGTGATAATGGTCTTGTAGTTGTCGGTGGTCAGAGATCTGATGCGAATGGTAGAGGTGCCAATACAAAACTTGTCGTCAATGGTGATGTTGAGTTTTCTGGTGGTGGTTCATTCAAATTGACAGGTATTGAGTTTTCGACAACATCTGGTGGTACAAGTCGTAACATTATTAGAAGCGTACTCGACGGTAGCGCACGCCGCGCGTTAACATTTGTTCACGAAATTGATGATAGTAGTGACTCAGAGTTTGCTCGCTTTGACGCCGATGGTAAACTCGGTTTGGGAACAACGACACCGAGTTCAAATATTCATATATATGACACAACTTCTGGAAATGTGGATCTTTTGAGACTTGAGAGTTCGGGTGAGAATAAAGAAACTGGTATGCTCCTATACACAGAAAGTGGTGAAGGTGGGTATGTAAGAGGTTTCAGTAATACCGATAACAGTACAACTGGACTTGTCATGGGTGTTGCCAATAACAGTACTCAAACAAACTGTATTCATTTGATTCATTCAAGTAATGTGGGTATCGGTACACATAGTCCAGCTACAAAGTTTCATGTCTATGACGGTATTCCAAGGGTGGAGAGCTCTTCCTCGAATGCCATTGTAGAATTTAAAACAACTGGTGGTACTTCTAATATATACGGAGATACAACTGGTAATGTATACATAAGTCCATCTTCAACTAACGCCACTGTGATCGTAAAGGGCGCTCTCAATGTAAATGGTGATTTAGTCATTGATGGTGCTATTGATCTCGGTAATCAAGTTGGGATTGGTTTGGAAGGTGCAACTGCAAACACCGAACTTCATGTGAATGGTGGTATCATCACAAATTCTGATCAAGTTGCTTGTAAAAAGTACTCTCAATCATTCTCAATCGGTGAAGGTATTGCTAAAGATATTCAACTCATTTTCGGAACTGGAGCATTCTGTGCAAAAGTTACAGCCATACTGAGAAGAACCGATGGATCCGCTGTCGTAGATTTAAGTACAATAATTTTAGAACTTCAAGGTGGTACCAGTGATGGATCACAATCTACTTTGGATGTCGCTATCGGAACAAAGAATCTATTTGGTGGGACTAACAGTTATCCATGGAGTCCAACGGTGACAACGGGTAAACGTGGTATAAGTTTAACACCATACAATGTTGATAGCGAAAGAATATATTCGTATGATGTATTTGTAGAATTGATATCGGCCACAAGTCTCAACGGTGGGCTTGTAAAGATTACACGAGATCTTTCAGCCGAAGTGGATCTTGACGATGGTACAGGTGGTCAAACCGAAATCGTAGCATTTACATATTAAATAATTTTACCGTAAGGGGAAAACCCAAAGGTAGAATTAAAAATCAATTTACGCCCTGATGGAATCAGAGACGGCTAAGAATAGAACGCCGACAATGAAAGCCATGACGACGTAATTACACTCGGTTTCTTCAAGACTCGCTTCGGTCTTTGGTTGAACAACAGGTGCAGGCGCGACCTGTTGCCTCTTAGGAGGTTCGAGATCCTCCAAAGGACAGTAACCTATCATTTATACTGTACTTAGAGATTAATTTCAGTCTTCTTCTTTTTGCGACCACGCTTTGACTTGGAGGTGCTATCCACATTCACTTCCTTGACTTCACCACCTGTGGATTCGCCCGAAATTGATACAATGTCCGACATATCATCATCATCTTGTTCACTGACTGGAAGTTGTATAGTTGTGTTCATTGGTGGTGGGGGTGGCATCATGACACCACCCATAAGGCTTGAGATGTCAATCCCTGGTCCCTGCATCTCATACTGACCAGTGCCTCCAACTGGAGCAGCATCAGCTGGACCAGAGGGTGATCTCGTCGTGTTTTGAACTGCGGACATCATATTTTTTATAAGTTCTGGGTTTTGCTTGAGAACATCATTCATATTGGGGAGAGCGCTCTTGAACATACTGTTTGTCAAGTGGAACATCATCGCTGAACCACCCAACATCATGATAAGCTTGACTTCTGGGGCGACGTTGACCTTGGATCTGTACTTGACATACAACTCTTCAAAGACTCCATCATAGTCATCTACATTCTCCATGACAGACTCCGACCAACCCTCAAGTTGGATCTCAAAGGGGTTGTACCTTTTGTTGAGGAATTCTAGACCAGTCACACAAGCAACCAACATACGCCGAGAGAAGCGAATAGATTGCTCAACATCAATACTGTATGTGATCCGCTTCACTTCAGTTCTCAATTCGTCTATGTTAGAGTATGCAGTAAGTCTCTTGTTAACACTGAATCCTTTCTTTTCGAGGCGACCCAACTTGTTAATGAGATCCGCCTTTTCTTCATCAATAGAAGAATACCCCTTTGAGGGTCGTTCTTCCTGCATTCCAAACTGAGGTCCATCGTTGGCGTCGTCAAAGAATGCGTCATCATCCTCACCATAGTCAATTTCATCTTCTTGTTGTGGCTGAGTTGGTGCAGATTGCTTGTTTGGGTTTACGAAAGCATCCATTGCTTCTTGTTGTTGTGGTTGTTGTGGTGGTGGTCTGTTAGAAGTGGGACGACGCACAGGCTGAGCACGAGGCACTGAAATCTCAATTTCATCCATCAGAGCCTGTTCGTCAGCGTCCAATTTCATCACAGTAGTATTTCCACGATCAATGACAATTTCTTCGTCCATCTACTCTCTAATATGAAACTATTAAATATCCTTTAACGCACTTTAGAAAAAATTATGTGTGTACATTATATATGTTAAACCTTAACCGTGCCAACCGAAATGCCATCATGTCCATTGTTGCCTTGATCGTGCTTATCTTTATCCTTGGTATGTTGAAAAATACCAGCAAGTACCAACCCAGACCAATCGTTATTAAGGCGATCAACGAAGAATCAATTTTTGATCTTGAACACAAATTGGAATGCGCTCCTGGACACACCAGCGAAGGTAGCACCTACACCAAGTCTCTCACTCCAGGTGGACTCTGTGGTTCCGAAAAGCTCGTCGCGGAACAAGCGGGCTACGAGATTGAGGATGGAATTGGCGGATCTTTAATCTAAGCTAATACTAAATGGCTTTGGTTACCTCGCCCCAAACTATTCCAGATCTTGACTATGAATATCATACTATAACTATTGATTCAATTGGTCAAGACAGTGCGAATACTTTTACTTGTCATCTTCAGCAACCCCTCAAAAATGTGGTTCAGGCCAGACTTCTTGCGGCGCATATTCATTCAAATGTTGTGACTGAACATTGTTATGTTTCCATCGAAGAGTTGGATTCCATTTTCAATGACCGTGCTTCAAATGTTCTCACTGGACAAGCCGAATTAAGTGTGATCAGGGGGTCATTTGCGAGTCTCATTACTGAAAATGCTACACACGATGCGGGTAATTCACTCATCACATTCAAAGATAACTATACAATCGCGACACAATATGTCAATCCAATACGCCGTATTGATCGTCTCAGTGTTGCCATTAGAGATCAAAATGGTAATACAATTAAAAATTCAACCGATTCGGGATCAAACTTTTTGGTGATTCGTTTCGTGTGTAGAAAACCAAACTTGTAATTTTCTCACTTTAGAGTAGTATAACATGTCTTCGGGTATTGTTCAACTTGTAGCAATTGGTGCTCAGGATGAGTACATTATGGGCAACCCAGAGATATCGTTTTTTAGTTCAACCTTTAAACGACACTC